AACGTCATGTTCGGATGTTCCTGATCCTAGTGGTTTAAAACATAAACAAATGAGATATGAAGCAATTATAGACTGTGATAAACAGTTTATTTATCATACAAGTTAAAAAGTCAAGGAGGAAAATGTATGTTAGCGAATGGTGCTAAATTAGAATTTAAAAGCAAAACAGTAACTACTTATACAAAATTAAAAGGATTAAAAGAAATTCCTGAAATCGGTGTAGATCCTGAAAAAGTTGAAAATACAGATTTAGATGATACTCAAAAAATGTATGAAATGGGTATTGGAGATCCAGGGGATATTACTTATAAATTCAAATATGATAACACAGCAAAAGACAGCCCTTATCGTGTATTAAGAGCATATGAAGCATCAGGAGAAAATCTATCTTTTAAAGAAACATTAAAAGATGGAACAACTACTGAGTTCACAGGTCAAGTTTCAGTTAAACGTACTGGTGGTGGAGTTAATGGAGTTATTGAATTTGATTTAAATATTGCATTGTCATCAGCATTTGAAATTACAGATCCTGAAATTGCATAGAAAGGAGAAATTAAATGGGAGCATTAAGTGGTGAATTAGAAGAAGTTGAAGTTACAGTTGAAGAAACCCCTAAAAGAAAGCCTTATGCTATTTGGAAAGTAGATGGAAAAGAATACAAATTAAAATTAAGTACTTCTGAAATTGTTAATTTAGAATCAAAATTAAGAGTTAATCTTTTAACAGTTGTTTCTAATGCTGAAGAAGGTGCATTGCCACCATTAAAAGTAATGTTACTTATTACTCATGGTGCATTGAAAAAGTTTCAACACGGCATCAAAGAAGATGATGTAATTACAATGTTTGATAAATACTGTGAGGAAGGTGGAACACAAATGTCATTCATGACAGATGTATTTTTACCAATTTATCAAGTAAGTGGTTTTTTCTCACGAGCTCAAGCGGACACAATGGACAAGAAACTAGTGGAAGCGAAGGAGCTAATGTAGAATATGAATTTTTAACCGATTTAATAAATGAACTTTATCCAATTGCTTTAGATTGTGATATTAGTTCATTTTTATTTTGGGAGTCTTCGGTACTAGAAATAGGAGATTATATTGAATCCTACCGAAGAAAAGAAAGAATGAAACAAAAGCAAATAGCAATCCATAATCACAATCTTGCTGATCAGTTATTAAGAGGAATTAGTATTATATTCAGTGAAGAAAAAGCAAGTGAAAGTGACATCAAACAAATATGGGATTACTATCCTGATTTATTTGAAGATGAAAAGAAAGAATACTATATCCAAAAAGAACAAGATGAATTTGAAAGCTTTAAAGCAAGAAGATTAAGGTTTGCTAACAGTTACAATAAGAAATTTAAAGGAGATGATTAAAAAGACATTAGAAGAATTAAAAGTTATCATCTCAGCTGAAACAAGTAAGTTCAGTAGCGCATTGAAAAATGCAACAAATGAAGCTAAAACATCAGCAAGTAGTATTGAAAGCTCTACTGGAAGAATTAGTAGGGCCGTAAGTGGTATTAAATCAATGGTTGCTAAAGTAGCTGCAGGATTTGGCTTATACAAATTAGGGAAAGAAGCTATAGAAGTTGCTTCAAATATTACAGAAGTACAAAACGTAGTTGATACAGCATTTGGCGATATGGCATGGAAAGCCGAGCGATTTGCTAAAAATTCAATTCAACAGTTTGGTATGAGTGAACTCTCAGCTAAAAAGACAGCATCAACTTATATGGCCATGGCTTCAGGTATGGGGCTAGGACAAGAAAAAGCAAGTGATATGGCAATAACATTAGCTGGTCTATCAGGTGATGTTGCTTCTTTCTATAATATTTCTCAAGAATTAGCTGATATTAAATTGAAATCAGTATTTACTGGTGAAACTGAAACATTAAAAGATTTAGGTATCGTCATGACACAAACAAACTTACAATCATATGCTTTAAGCCAAGGAATCAGTAAGAATGTAAGCGATATGTCACAAGCTGAATTAACTACTTTGAGATACAATTTTGTATTGAATCAATTATCAATGGCTCAAGGGGACTTTGCTAAAACAAGTGGAACATGGGCCAATCAAGTACGTATCTTACAAGAACAGTTCAAACAATTACTAGGAATTATTGGTAATGGATTGATTGCTGTATTAACACCAGTCATTCAAGTGATCAATATGATTATTGGAAAGTTGATTACATTAGCAAATGTAATCGCAGGAGTTTTTGGTAAATTATTTGGTAAAAAGAGTGGAGCTAAACAAGCAAGTGCTGGATTTACTGCTGCAGGTGATTCAGCTAAAAAAGCTACAGCTTCAACTGGTGGTTTAAATAAGTCATTGAAAGGTACTGAGGGTCAAGCCAAGAAAACGGCAAAGGCCTTAGGTTCTTTAGCATCCTTTGATGAAATCAACACAATCAGCGCAAGTGATTCATCAGGCTCAGGTGGTTCAGGTGGAAGCGGGGCTGGTGGAGCTGGTGGCGGAGGCTATGATGTTGGCTCTATTGATTGGGATAACGCTTTTGGAGAACCCGATACAAGTGGTGTTGATAAAGCAGTAGATAAAGTACTCAAGAAATTGAATTCAATTAAAGATTGGATAAAAGAAAATAGTCCTGTTATCATAGCACTTCTTGCTGGGATAGGAGCAGGGTTATTGACATTTGAAACAATTATGAATTGGGGAGCGATTACTGCAGCTATTGGTGCACTAATTGCTCCGTTTCAATGGTTAGCAACCGCTGTTTCAGTCTTTGTGGGTAGCATTACTGAAGGAAGTGGCGTACTTGTAGGATTCCAGGCTATATTTGGAACTACGGCAGGTACTGCGGCATTTTTTGCAACAATAGTAGCTGCAGTCACAGCTGCACTTGTGTATTTATATCAAACAAGTGATTGTTTTAGACAATTAGTAAATAATTCTATTAGTGAATTAACAGGTATATTAGATAATTTCTATAAGAGTATTTTAGTACCAATATTTAATTTTCTATTGGATCTATTCAATACAATTATTGTACCAATAGCAATGTTCCTTGCTAAAACATTTGTCAAAGCAGTAGAAGCAGTATTTACGATTGCCTTATCACTTTGGAAAAATGTACTAGCTCCATTAGCAAACTTCCTAGTAAGCGTATTATCAATTGCATTATCAGGAATATTAGAAGTATGGGATACATGGAAACCAGGTATCCAAGCTATAGGTGATGCTATTAATTGGGTATGGGATAATGTGTTATCACCATTAGTTGATTTTATCGTTGGATCGTTCAGTGATACATTCAAATCATGGGGAGATTTAATCAATGAATTAATTC